CGTGTTACAAAATGTGTTATCTTTCAAGGTTTTCCGGATCAAGGATTCGGCTGAGGACGTTGTCCAGGTCGGCGGCAGTCTGCACATCCTCGCCATGAATAAGATGCGCGTAGATCCCGAACGTGTCCATCTGGCGGGAGTGGCCAACCAAGGGCTTGACTTGTCCCTCTGGCAGCGTTTTTGCCAGTGATACGAACGTGTGCCGGAGATTATACGGCGGAACATAGTGCAGGCCGTTGGCCTCGCAGTAGCGCCGCCAATATTTTCTATAGGTGTCCTCACAGGAGATGCAAAACACGCTCTCCTGCCCGCCTGTCAGCTTTTTCTGTGCCTGCAGAATAGCGGCCGCACTATCGGTGAGTGCAAAGGCGCGCACAGCGTTGTCGTTCTTGCCGCGGGTTTCCTCGCCACGGGTGTTTATAGCTCGCCGGATCTTCACCCGGCCACCCTTAACGTCCTTCCAGCTCAGCCCGATCAGCTCGCCTGGGCGAAGGCCTGTCACAACGCTAAACCTGTACGCATTGACATAAGGATCCTCGATCAGTTTGCCGTCCAGGATCGTAGTGTCCACCTCAAAAAGTGTACGCAGATCCTCCGGCTGCAATATTTCTTTTTCCTTGGAGCGTGCACCCTTTGGCACATGCAGTTCTTCCGGCCGCAGAGTGGACATTTTGCTCAGGCGCAGCCATTTGCAGAACATGGTCAAATCCGTGCACATGTTGGAAAGGTATTTTTTGCTCAGTCCTCCTGCAAATCCTTTGTTGATGATGGCTTGCAGCTGTTGTTCCGTCAGGTCTCCCACACGCCTCCGGCCAATGACTGGACGCACCCAGACGTTCCACCGGCTCTGGATCGGTTCCCAGTTGGAGCGGCTGGTGGTCAGTTTCAGCTCGCCGATCCACTGCGGATAGGCTGCTTCTACCAGCATCCGAGTATTGCTGATGCCCTCATCCAGCCAGGCGTCGGCCTTGCGGTTCGCTTCGCGCTGGCCGGTCCGACCGGCTTTTGTGCTGGTAAAGGTCCGGCGCACGCCGTCCTTCTGCACCTTGATCTGCCAGCGGTTCTGGTTCGGCAGCCAGACCGCTGTATTCGTTCGCAATCCCATAAAAATACACCTCCATGGGTACACTTTGACAAGCCTGCCCGGAGGTGGTACAATACAACTGCTGGATTGGATTGTTCCTCGTGAGCAAGCCACTCTTTGACGCCCTCGGTGTTGGTAGCACCGGGGGCGTTTTTGTTTATTCAAAAATCAGGATGCCTTCCGGCCTTCGCTCTTGCCGGAAGAGATATAGTGCTCATAGTATTTCTGGTTATCTTCGCCAAAAGCGGCAACCAGATCAGGATTGTTTGCTTTGTAGGCGGCAAGGTTAAATGCACTGCTGCCCTGACGGCCTTCCTTCATGCCGCTGTTTACGAAATGCTCCAGATACTTCCACTGGTTATCCCCGAACAGGGCAGCCAGATCGGCGTTGTGCTCTTTGTAATACTGATAATCGTAAACAGGGGCGTATTTGCTGGTCAGCACATAGTAAGGCTGATTCGTCGGGTCGCTTCTGAAGTGACCCGAATACAGGGCTTTTTGATTGACAGTCTCTTTACTTCCGCCCATATAGATGATATCCGCCTTGGTCACGGCAATCTCGTCGATCGTGCTGTTGTACCAAAGGCAATCCCATTCCACTGCTGCATTGTAAATTGCATTCTGAAGTTCGTCATCTGTCAGATAAGTAGTAGAATCCAGCTGACCCCGCGTCTTGGAATGGTCGATCACAGACAGAACGGAGGACGGAGTGTAGGAATCAGTATAATAGGCATTACCGTCCTTGTCCAAAAAGATTCTATGCCCGTTGCGCTCTTCTGCGCCAAAGTAATAATCCGTCGCAAGCTGCTGCTGTGCCTGGAACGGCCCAAAATCCCCCATGGACGCGGGAGAAGTCACCGTGTTTGCGACCGTTCGGTCGAATCTTGTCGGAGCAATCGGCCCTACTACCTGTGCCGTCACCGTCGAGCGGCCGCTGATTGTACAGGAAGTTCTATCACCGACCGCATTAAGAGGAACCAACGTGAACGTAACGTATTTAATGGTTTTGTTTGAATTATTCCGGAAGCAGACCGTGGGGCTGACGCCGTCAAAAGCATCGACCGTAAAATAGACGTCGGTGAGCTCGACCGCAGGCTTTGCCGCAAAGGCACCGCATGCGAGAATCGTCATCAGCGCCAGTGTAAAAACAACGCCTAAAAGCCTTTTTACTGACTTTTTCATGATTCTCTCCTTTTTTCTGTTGAAAAAATCCCAGATTTCTGCGATTTTTTCGTTTGTTTTCAGTTGTCAAAAGTTGTTGCAATTAACGCCAAACGGTTGTATAATATTCTTGAACATAAAACCGAATCGGAGGATTGCCACATGACACGACAAGATTACATCAATGCCATTTTGAAACTGCTGGAAAAAGCCGATTTCCGCCAGCTGCGGCTTGTGTGGGTGTACGCAAGCCACCTGATCGGATGAGCCACCAGCCACCACGCGAGGGAAGCCTTTACGGGCTTTCCTCTTTTTTTTGCGTCAATTTTTCGGCCATGCGTTCCAGCAGCTCCCAGTCCGCCGGGCTCAGGCCTGCCAGCATTTCGATAAAACGCTTTTTAAAGGTGTCGCTGTCATCCTTGGTCAGGTCAGCCAGAAAGGCCGCCACCTGCTCGGACTGGGTGTCCTGCACGAACATTTCGCCCTCGCCGGTACGCAGCCACGCTTCCCGGACACCGAACTTATCGCAGATGTCTTTAATAGTACGGTCGCTGGGTTCAACAACATTAACCTCGTAGCTGCCAACGGTGTTCCGTTTAAGGTTCAGCCGGTCAGCAAACTCTTGTTGAGTCAGCTTTTCATTTTTTCTAACTTCTTTAATTCGTTCGCCTATCGTCATTTTGTTCACCTCCTTCGCCATCATTATAGCAGGTACAAATCAGCACGTCAAGATGTTTTGTTGGAAAAATCAACAAAACATCTCTTGACAAATGTTGTTCAATGACTTATACTTGTCGTGCAGTCAACAAGATTGCGGCGCATTCTCAACGAAAGGAGGTGAAGAAGATGGACCGCTCTCCCCGAACACCGGAAGAACAGGAACAGCTCGACAAGAAGATGCAGGAACTCGACCAGAAGATGCTGGAGGAAAACGAGCGATACTATGCACGCCTTGTCCTGAAATACGATATTACTTTCGCTCTGTCCATCATTGCGCTGCTCATCAATGCCATCAACCTTTTAAGGCTGTAGCAATGGCAACAAGCAGGCTCAAAACCGACAAACCAAGAGCAATGTTGGCACGCCTTTCAGTTTTTGTGAAATGCTTTTGTTCTTCCAGAGCAACACGGCCACCAGCATTGATCTGATAGGTGTACTCCGGCTCTTCATACTCATATCGGAACGCATCCTCATCTTCATAACGAAAAACCATATTTTTGTCCGTCAGCCATTGCATCGTTTCAAAGTTGACGGTCATGCCACACTTTTCCATCTGATAGATGGAAAAGGCTTCATCAGGATGCTCATTCAGAAACTCCAGAACCTTCAGCGTTTTTACGTCCAGCATTTTTAACACTCCCTTCCGCTCAAGTATACCGCAGAAGGGAGTACCCCACAACCCACCCGATGATGGCCGCATGGCAGCGGCCGAAACCATTCCGGTGACGCCGCCGGGATGGTCGTGGGAGCCACCCACAGAAAGGAGTGCTTATTATGGCACGAAAGAGCTATTCCCTGAACCCCGCCATGTATGGTCTGACGCAGCAGGACGTGGAGCGTGTGATCCGCATCCACACCATGTGCAAGGACATGGACGAGGACGCATTCGAGCAGATGGAGACCGCTGCGGCGTCCATCAATCTGGTGGCCAGCCTGAAGAAGCTGGACAGCCGCCCCGTGGCATGAAAGGAGAAACCACATGACAGACATCACCATAATCAACAAGGAGGTGAAGAAGATGAAGGACAACAAAAAGCCCGGCGAACCGGTGGCATCCAGCCGGGACGTCGCCAAGCGCTTCGGCAAACGCCATGACCACGTCATCCGCGACATCGCGGAAATCGTGAAGAGCTTCCCCAAAAATGGGGACACCCCGCTGTTCTTCAAGACCGAGTACGTCCACCCTCAGAACCACCAGAAGTACCCCATGTACCTGATGAACCGGGACGGCTTTTCGCTGCTGGCGATGGGCTTTACCGGCAAGGAGGCCGCCCAGTGAACGGCCGCAACAAGCGCTGGGCAGAACAGCGCTGGGACAAACGCCAGCCGGAGCGGCTGGCACACATCCGCAAAAAGAAGGAGGACAAAAGCCATGAGAAGGCCAAGAAGCCCTTACCTGAAGCTGGCCCGCCTCATCGAGGACGAAGGGTTTGAGCACCGGGAGTTCGCCAAGCTGGTCGGCATGGGTGAAAGCACCCTGTCCACCCGCCTGAACCCGAAGCCGGAGCAAAAGAACAATGAGTGGCGCCATTACGAAATCACCGCCATTTGCAGGGAGCTGCACATTCCACAGGAACAGATCGGAGAGTATTTCTTCCCGAAGGTTGAGAAAGGAGCATGAACATGAAGGCAAAACTTTACATCGACAGTGAGGACTCGACCATCAAGGTCGAAGGTGGTCCCAGCGACGTGCTGCATCTTCTGGTGTGCGCAATCGCCCAGATTCTGAAGAGCTATTTTCCGGACGATTTTGAGCGGCAGATGGGCTGGGTGTCTGGACTGCTCTACAACACGATCCGCGAGCTGAAAGAGGAGGACGACGATGAAGATTAAATCCACCGTTTTGCAGGTGCTGGCAGCCGCCAGTCTGGGCGCAGGCCTGCTGTATGCTATGGGCATCGAGGGCGGGGCCCAGCTGGGCGGCACGATCACCGACGGCGAGTTCACCACCGCCATGGTGCTCATTCTGGCAGCCCTTGCCCTGATGCGCATCAGCTTTGCCGTGCAGGACGCCGAGAAGAAAGCCGGCAAGAAGGTCCACAAGGAGCCCCAGAACACCGTCAAGGGCAAGCGGAAGGTGGGGTAACCCCCATGCCTGACCTTGTCAACAATGCCTTTTGGTATACGGTCTGGGACGCCAAGAGCGGTGACCTGATTGCCAGCGGCACGGCTGCCATGTGCGCCCGGCGGCTGGGCTACGCCAGCGCCAACAGTTTTGCCGCTT